AAGAAAGGGGCTTTGGTTTTGAAGCCGTGGCCCTCATCTGGCACTTCCGTGCGCCTCTGTGTTGGGATGGTACCACACACGACGAGTCCATTCAATGCACGACCTCCTTGTGCTCGGTGAGCGCGGTAAGACAGAAGTCAACGACTTCTTCGGCCAGATATTGCTCAACGTAGTGAGAAATCCATTTCTCGGCCTGTTGATTGTAGGCGATGTACCCTTTGGCAATCGCCGCCTTCGCAAACACTTCGGTTGGTTTACATTTCAGCACTCGTGCCGCATCTTCCACGATTGACGTTTCTCCGGCATGATAACGACAAAACCGTTCCACATAGCACCTCCTTTGTAAGAACATCTCCCAGCTATTTTAGGCCGTTGGGAATAGGCTCACTTACTAATTGCACCTAGCTCTACAATTTGGGGAAGATACGAAGCATCAAACCAGCCAACACCTCCTTGCCCATAGTTTGACCCCCAATCGTTGACGAAATACTGAACATTGGGATTAGGATTCATAATGCCATACACTTTCGCCATGTCCTGTGAAATGAGAACTATAAAATGGTCGTCTACATATGTTCCAAGTTTAAGAGGAAAAATATCCTGCGGAAGCCATGAGGGATTATAGAAACCTGTGCCGAGGTGGATACGAGCACCTACCATGTGAAATGTATTTACGATGTGCTGTAGGTCAGTCCAAGAAAAAGGTGCATTGGCAAAACCATAGAAGTTGATACGGCGTGGCATGGCGTTCTTCACTAGTGCTTGAGTGATGTTGCTGGCCGAGTCGTAGGTACTTAACGGCTCTTGTACGTCTTGTTCCAAAAGCGTTTCATCGCATGAGCCACTGTTTTGCGCCGCTTGGAATAGGGTACGCATATCCGAGCCGCTAGAAAGAGGTAAGCCGTCAAGCAGGCGATTCTGAATCCAACAGTATTCCATTGAGAGCACCGAGCCAGGATTAGCGAAATTGAGGAGCGTGGCCAGCATACCGGCACCGCAGGAGGGTTCAATACTGCCCTGATTGTAGATGTGAGGAACGAATGAGGCAGGAATGGCGGCCTGAGCAGGTACGTCGTTTATATCCCAATCCCGCAAGTCTAAGGCACGTTCTACGGCACCGATGAAGTTGTTTACTAGGTTCATTTTTGTAATTGGCTAATCTGTGTTTTTAATTCAGAGCGGGCGGTTTGAAAAGTATAAATTACTAACCCTATAATAGCACCGCCAATAAGTATCACCATAGATGACCCTCCTAAAATACGATTACGCCAACCCTCCAATGAAGTGACACGGCCATTTGTTCGCATGGTCTGCGCTTCAATACGCTTCAAATACTCAATCACCTCTGTGTGTTGAGCATCAAGTTCACGATTGGAGTAAGGAGTTTCCATGTCATTGGCACGCAATACACACTTTAGCCTCGTCGTCTGCGGGGTCGGTGATTGCGCTTAAGTCCACGTTCTTTAACGAAGCGGCGATAGCTTCACGCTCCTTGATAATCTCTGCTTTGCGTTGGTCGTCTATTATCATGTTATTTAATGGTTTGCATTGGCCTTGCTACCTGCAACTGATTGGAAACTGGTGCGGTGAATGTGCGATTGCTAGAAACAGCCAATGCATTGAGTTTGTCCGTCACTTGCGGCAAAAGAGCATCTATGTCGTCTTTCTGTGCTTGGAGAGCGGCAATTTGAGTGGCAAGGTCATCTGATTGTGTTTGCAGGTCTGTCACTGTGGTGGTGGTCGTTTTGGTCACTACTAAATTATCGCCAGTAACAATAGAACCATCTTGCGTGGTTATGGGGTCGGTGGGAGAGCTGGTTTCCACAACCTGCACCTGAAGAGCCGAAACATCTTGTGCGCCACTGTCATCTTGAATGTTAATTTGCATGGTTAAAATGCCGCATGGGCGTTAAACGACTGATAATAAAGCTGTGCTACATCGCTCGCCGACAATGCTCTTGAATAAAAGCGAACATCATCAAGCGTCCCTTTCAGAAATGGCGAACCGTAGTCGGTATTCGTTCCCCAGAAATCCCCAGCCGTCGTGTCACTTAACGTGCCGCCGATTGCTGAACCGACCACCGGAGCCGCCGTGTCAACGTAGAGAATTATATTCGTATTGTAGTTCACCACCCCAACTATAAAATGCCATTTTCCGTCTACGGCATTAACCACGGAATTAACGGCACTATCTGAACCCACTGAATTGCCTATGTCCCAACGAACACACGTTTGTGCGCATTGTACCGAAAGGCGAGTTTCGGCATTACTGAACGTATTGGAACGCCGTGAAAAAAGGATGCCGTTGTTTGGTGAGCCGTTATCTTTGAACCACGCAGTGACGGTGTAGCTATTGTTCAGAGAGAGCGAAGCGCTTTGTGGAACTTTTATGTAATTCGTTGAACCGTCAAATACAAGAGCTTGTCCCATTTTTCCGCTTGCCAGCGTTTCTGTGCCGTGGAGCGTTCCGGTGTTTGCATTACCACTTCCGTCAGTGACAGTGGTGCCGCTTATGTTGTTTGAGTCCAGCGTGAACCAACTATCAAGGGAGGAAGAACCGTATATGTCGGCTTGGACGGGCATATACCATGCCAGGAGTGCGATGACTGAAAGTGAAGCGAGTAATTTTTTCATTTTATTGTAGTCCCGCAGTTTGGCCGATAAGCAGATATTTTGTCGTAGACGTGGCTTGGGAAACGAGCCAGCTCCAAACGTCGCAGGTATTGGCTTGGGTACTGTTCCCAGGTTGCACGCCACCGGAGAAAGAAACCGAACCAGCGAACGTGATTGCTCCACCCGTACCAGTGGAAGCGTTGCAGGTCGTCAAGGTCAAGTGCTGGCCAACAGCACCACCAGCCAAAGTAATGGTCATGGCTGAAGTGGAGTAACGAATGAGCTGATTGGTTGAGGCACGAAAATCAACCGTCATGCTGGTGGTGGTAGCGGGTTGGGTTTCGGTGTTGAGAATTGCGCCAGAGGCCACAGTAAAAGCTGTCCAGGGACTGGTGGTGCCTATACCAAGCGCCGTAACGATTGAAGAAGAAGCAGTGGTGCTTGTTGCGGTGAAGAATGGCATTTCAAGATTTATGCCGGTATTGAGATAGGTGTTGTTGCCGGAATTGGTGAAATAGTTTGAGCCTGCCCCTGCCGCTGTCCATGAAAGATTACCGGAGCCGTCAGTTGAAAGCAGGTTAGTGTTTGAGCCGCCCGTAATGGAAATGTTTGAGGTGGAGAAAGTTTGTTTTGCAGACCATGTATTTGCGTGTGAAAGATTGAGCGACGCTACTACCGAACCCGTGGTCGGAGAAACAGTCAGGGTGCTATCGGAGTTGGAAACTGATGAAACAGCGCCGCCACCCCCGCCTCCTATACACACTCCAGCGATGGCATAACAACCATTTTTAATGTTGATGCCAGCTGTGAGGGTAGATGTGGCGTAGGCATCAAGGTTTATGTAATTAGCAGTCGTGGAACCGATTGAAAGAAATGTACCAGGTGTGGAAGAAGAAATACCAAAGCGATTCACAATCAACCCCTCTGAGAAGTTGGAGAAAATTCCTCCATCACCTTGAAAGACATTTCCCGAAGCTCCTGAACCGCTACAGTCGTTACCACAGAGCGTTCCGTCGTTTAAGTCTATGGTTCCCGTATTCATTGTCAGAGTGGAACCGAGCAGGTCTACTCCATTGGGGAATCTCACGCCACTGCCAGAAGAATTGCTGTAGTCCATTTCTTCCACGTTACTCGTGTCATAGAGGCTACGGAGTGATGTGTCCATATTTCTCGGAATCAAAACGCCTCCGGCAAAAACGTTCAGCGCTGTCGTTGAAGTAGAAACAAAATAAGAAGCCATGGACGGATTCGTTGAGGTGCCAGGATAATTATTAGACGAAGTGATGAAGCCACTGTCATTGGTCAGTTGTGAGGTGGCCAGTTTCTGCCAAAAAGCATTAGTGCTGTTGGAAATAAGTACCGTGCTGGAAGCGCCGATAGTAGTCAAACCTGTTCCTCCGTTGGCAATACCTACCGTACCGAGTGAAATTGCTCCGCCAGGGCCGACGTGATTGAAAGCAGTGCAGGAAAGTGGAGAGGTACAGCTTTCGCTTGAAGTGGCCACACTGGAAAGAAGTGCGGGCGTAGGTGTGGTCGTCGTCCAGTAAGCAAGTTGGCCTACAACAGGCACTGAAGAGGTTGAAACATTTCCACCGCCGCCTCCCCCACCACCAGAAGCTGAAATAGTAATAGGCGAAGAACCAAAAATAGTGAATGGATTGCAGGTGGCGTTGCCGGCACAGGTGGCCGTGGTCGTTGGCGTGGTGGCTACGGAACCAAAGCCGGTAGCTATAAGCGGCTGGCCAACAGTGAGCGCAGAAAGTGTTTGCGACAACACATTTGCGGCAATTGCACCCTGGCGTTCATAGGGTGTTATTGACTGATTCATTGCAGAAAGGAATGCTCTGGCAATGTTTAAGTGGCCAAGGTCGTTCGGGTGTACTCCAGTAATCTGGTTGGCTTCCGGTATATATTCTGAGGAGGCGTCCACATATACGATAGAAAGTCCGTCGCTGGCGAGCAGGTTAACGGTATTTAATCCTATTTGGTTGAACATTGCCACAGCCGCATCAGAACCAGCATTGTAGGGAGAACTACCTGAAATAGCATACGTTGAAGCTGTCATGCGGAGAACATTGCCGGCAAATACACGAGGCATTGTTATATCTCGGACACCACCATTTGAGGAAACGTAGTCCAGGTACACTTGACCGCCCGTGTCTTTTAGCACAACAGTATGCACGCTATTTTGTAAGCCGCCGAAACGAGCCGCCGCAGGGTAGAAACTATACCCATCGTTAGAATGGCCGCCGGAAGTTCCTTGGTTTATGTTTCCATAATCAACGCCGTCAATGTTCACATCAAGCGTGGTGGCAACTCCTGGAAATGCGGTGTACCCGACATAGATGGCCGTACCGTATTGAGTGGTGGTTGCGGTGGAACCTATTGCTGTTGCTTGGAACGTACCGTGGTTTCCGTAAAGAGCACCGGCCAAGCCCCAGCCAGCATCGAAAGTAAAAGAACCATAAGGGCCGCCCGTGTCTGCCCATGTTTTCATGCTGTCAGGAATAGCTAGGTATGCATAGGCGGCCATGACTTCCTGCGTCCAACCTGTAAGACCAACAGCAGAAGTACCCTCATATCGCATATCGTTATACCCAAAGAGTGTCGTGGCGATACTTGAAGTAGCAACAACATGCACATAAATTGTTTCCCTCAAAAGGTCAACGAGTGTGCGAGATGATTCTCCGTGGTTTACAAAAATTGAGTCAGTTGAAGACCCGATGCGGTTTACATAGGCATTGCTCTGAACGGAAGCACCAACGCCATTGGTGATGGAATCTCCATACGAGTCGGTAGGAAGTTGACTGTATGATGCAGTCATGTATGACGAAGTTGCGGCATTCAGTATGGCATATCCACCAGGCACATTCCCTTGTCCATTGCTTGTGCCTAAACAGATTCCTAAAACAGAAACACACCCACCATTTAATTTAATACCACCGGCAAAAGTAGAAGTGGCTGTTGAAGTAGCTGTGATATAACCAACCGTTGGAGAGGTAGTGCCTGAAAGATGTAATTGCGAACCTCCAACAAGTAATGTACCAGCAGGAATTGCGGTAAACCCAGTGCCACCTTGTGGAACTGTAATTCCTCCCGATGTTTGAGCTTGCACAAAAGTTACAGTGCCAAATACTGCCAAAGTTGCGATACCAAGAACTGAAAGTGATTTTAGTATTTTTTTCATGTTATAAACCAAAAATTGAACCGTTAATTCCTACAGGGATTGAAAGTGTTACCGTAGTTGTTCCTGACCACGTTATCGCTCCACCAGTTTTCTGATACATTGCTCCGTTGATAATTAAGAAAGTGGGAGCCGAGGTAAAAGTAAATGAAGTATTGCTGTCATCTATTATACCAGTTGCAGTAAGCACAGCCAAACCAGAAACGCCTATTCCGAAGATGCTTCCGTTCACGCCGACAGGGATTGTTAGTGTTATATTCAGGCCCGACAAAGACCACACGGTATTTTGCTGATAGGTTATTCCGTTTATCACAAGAAATGTTGGTGCTGAAGCGGCAACAAATGAAACATTAGAATCATCAACAGTTCCGGTGATAGTAATTGCTGAGATACTTCCTCCACCACCTCCTCCACCTACAACAGAAAGAGGCGAAGAAGGTGTACCATTCCCCGTAAGGGTTGAATCATGTGAAACAATCCCATTTGTAGTTGTTTTATTGAGTAAATATTCTGTGCGTTTATCAAGAATAGAAATAGCTCTATCAAGATTTGGTTGTTGAATAAAAATATCAGTTCCCCTTATGGCAGAGATATCTAAACGTTCATTGTCTTTGAGGGCTTCTAACTTATCTCTTAGGATTTCAGCATTTTCTGTGATAGCAACCTCTTTAATTTCGTTAGTAATTTTAGTTATTTCTGTGATAGTAGGTTGCTCTTTTATCGTCTCAATCCTTTCAATGATTTTCTCAACAACCGGAACAGTAATCTGTGAGGCAATTTCTGCTTTGTCTTTTTCGGTTAATACATAATCATCACCATCAAAATAATCTAAACCCTTTTCTGGTGTATAACCATCGTCGCCATCAGTACCCTTGACCTGTTCAAGAATGTCGCTAAGAGAAGGTAAAGAACCATCAACCTTTTTAGAAATTTCGCCAATAGATTTCTCTAATCTTTCTTCAACAGAATCAATATGTTGTAAGAGAACAACCTGCGAGGGGTCACGGAGAGCAGACACCACGGCTAGTTTCTTGAGTTTTTTAGGGTCTAGTTTCATATTGACATTGTTAGTGGTTGTGGTATACTGGGGATATGACGTTTATCCTCTGGCTAATACTTTGTGTCATCTGTCCACCGTTAGGGTTCCTAGTTGCTGTAGGATATGTTGTTTTGTTGATATTTAGAATCATAGTAGGTTAATTACTTTGCTTCTCTATATTGGGTTGGCTGTGTTAGTTTTTTTGCCCTATTCAACATAGCATCTGGTGAGTTAATCTTCTTACCAACAAAATCCCTAGCCCATTGTAGAATTCCTTCTGGTGACATTTTGGGTAATTGTAATTGTTGAAGCATACTTGCTTGTCGTGAATCGCCCACAGTTTCCATAACATATCTTGCAATCGTTGACTCATTAACTAAGTCAATTCCAGTACTCTTTTTAACATCAGCGAATAACTGTTTGGTATTAGCATCTGACGGACTAAATACACGCTTCATCAAAGCGCCCCCCTTTTCACCTTCAGCTCCTAGTTTGGTGTTTAATTCATTTCTAGTTTGCACCAAGTCAGAATATTTAGAATTTAATGTGCTGTAACTATCAGGAAGTTTAGCTTTTAATGACGTATTTAATTCGCCCGTAAATTTCCTTAATGCCGCTGTGGTTGAGTCTGTCACTGGAACAGTCAAGTCTTTTCTGCCTGAATAAATGCGGTCTTGGGCAAAATCAATAAACTTATCTACTTGTGAAGCCGTTGGATTTGCTCCTAATGCTTGAGCTTGGGATGAAATGTCATTGACCATTTTTGTATCTCCCTCAATAGCAGTCTTGCCAGAAAGATAACTATTGAGATTTTGTCTAAACTTCGTAACCATATTTCCTACTGGTTTGTCACCAACACCAGCACTGTTAAGAACATCAGATTTTGTAGAACCAATGTTATCTAGTTTCCTCTGAATCGTATCTAATGCTTCCTGCGCTCGTGTCCCAGCATATTCAAGCGGTGTTTGATTTTTATAACTGGCAGTAGCATTCTTAGCAATTTGTGCATATTTATCAAAAGTAGGAGCAGAAGATTCACCAAGAGCGCTTTTTACTTGTTCGGGAATAGGATTTGCCATTAAATTTTCTATAGCCGTTTTAGGATTTGGAATACTTGGTATCTTATCAGTAACAGCAGTCGCCATATCTTTAGCACTAGTTACGGCAGTATCAACGCCACTTTTGATAGCATCTCCAACAACGGGCGTGGCCTTTTCACCAACACCCATTAAGGCAGTATTGAGAACATCACTTAACCCTTTCTGAATATCAGGAGTCATGCCTGGGATTTTACTGATACCAGAACCAATAGCATTAAATATATCTTTCCCTAGACTCTTTTCTGGAGGAGGAGGTAGAACACTTGTTAGAATACCTCCAGCAGTTCCGGCAACATCACCAGCAATATGTCCTGCAGCAGTCGCAACGGAAGCAACATCAGCAAGAGGACTTCCGCCAGCGTTTTGTGCATTTTGGGGAATATCAGTTACTGCTTTTGTGACATTTTGTGCGCCCTGGCTGAATGTATTTCCAAGATTTTTAACCACCATTTTGCCGTAGTCAAACAGTCCATTAACAATGGGATTTCCATTTGATTTGTCTGGCTGAGCAAAGAAAGCGGCAGTTTGAGAAGGCGACATATGTGTACCAACTGGTTGCGGAGTAGGACTACTCCCTTGAGTAAAATCGGCTGTTTGTTGCGGGTCTAGGTGTGTAGGATTCATGTTATTGAACAATATCCGAACTCCCATCGGCATTTATTTTAATTGTAACACCGTTTTTTGTTACAGTACTTCCCGCCTTTGGCACTGGTGTTTGAGGTGTTTGATTTGAAAGTGGCGCTCCGGTAAAGTGCGACGGGTCAATTGACTGTAAAGAAGCATTAAGGGAGGCTTTTAGATTATCTATCTTGGCAAGTCCGTCTGTAAGAGTATCTCCGCTTACACCCAATAAACCGAGGGTTGGCACGAAAGAAGCGATATTCCACGGAGAGGGAATTGCGTTATTTACTGGCAATTGAGGCAGTGCATTTTCTCCTAAATCAACTGAAAAAGTACCAGGTCGTGCAGTACCAACAATACCTTTGAGAGTAGAGAGAGCCGCCAAAGTGTTTGAAGAATATTGTTTTAATTGGGTTCCGAAGTTTGCATCCCACAATCCTGCTGTTGGGTTAACCTCTGCCGCACCAATTTTATTGGCAAGTCCATCAGGAGCTACACCTTTCCAATCATTCTCTACGTTATTAAGAACTGCCATTGACTTATCATATGCTTGAACATCCTGAACTTGTCCCGAGTCTAAAGTAGCTAGTCCTAGTTGTTTAGCGTAGGCGAGAGCTTGGTTATTTGCATATCCAGCAGGATAGCCAGGAAGGTCTTGAACTTTTGAAAGGTCAATATACCCATCACCAGTAGAGTTAACATAATTTACAGCACCGCTAATGTTTGACGGTAATGCAGTTTTTGTTGCCAGAACACTTTGAATCTTACTCTGAATAGTAGGGGTCTGTCCTGGGGTTATTGATGTGGGTGGAACTTTGCTATTGGCTAGGATTTGAGCTTGATAGTTTAAGCCGTCTTGCATCGTCTTGAACTTGGCATAGTTTCCGCCCTCTGAAGCAGGGCGAGCGCCACCTTGTGTCATTCCTGCGGCAATTTGAGCAGCTGAACCAGTCCAAGTAATTCCACCACAGTTATTATTATTCGTCGCTACAGTGGAAACACCACACAATGATTCTTGTTTTATCTGAGCGAGAAGAAGTGTCGGGTCTACACCGGCACTAGTAGCGGCAGTCATAATCTGTTGACCTGTAATGGGAGAGTTGGGAGCGAGGATAGAAATAGCGGCCTGTGCTGATTTTGCGTCTGTAACATTTCCTACAGCATTTTGTACCTGCGCCATATTCTGATTTATTTTCAATCCGTAACTAGGGTCTGTGGCATAGGTAGAGAGATTATATTGCCCGGTTGATGTAGTTATTGTGCTTGCAGAACTGGGGTCTGTGGAGTTAATGATAGGAGAATTGCTTGGTACGGTTGCGCCGCTCTTAAATTGGCCTGTGTTAGCGTTAAACGGCTCAAGATTTCCTGTAGCCGGATTAAAGGCGATAGAGTAATTGCCATTAGCTCCATATTGACCAGCGGCGGCTGCAACATCTCCCGTTGAGGCACCAGAGGCGATAAGCTGACCGATTTTTGTAATCGTATCAGCAGGAGCGCCATTAGCCGTAGCAGCTTTCAGAACTGCCATAGAGGCATCACCATTTAATTGCGCCGCATAAGTAGATTGGGTAAACATCTGTTGCTGCACTTGGAGATTGGCTGTGGCGTTCTGACTCTCACTTTGGGAAAGTAAGTCTTTGTCATTTGCCAAGAATTGTTGTTGATAGGAAATCTGATTTGCAAGACCACTGTACTTCAAGGTGATTTGGTGTTGAATAAGCGTTTCGGCATTGTTGTAATCATTCTGGGCGATGGACTGTTGAATACCGACATTGGTTAGGTTATAGCCATGTTGCTGTTGGAGAGCGTCAATTTCTTGGGCTTTTTCCTCTGATGTCCCACCAACACGATTAAGAATATCGTTGTATTGCTGGTTATAAGTTGCCTGCATAGCGTTGTATTGCTGTGTAAGGGCATTGGATTGCGTTTGGAGGCCTGGAACGCCTGCGGCTTGCTCCTGGGCGGCTTGGTCTGCACCCATACCCGCATATTGATCGATGAGCGCACTAATATCTGCTCCTTTGGCATTGTATTGGTCTGTATTAGCATTAACATTTCCTTGAGTGGTATTAAGCAAAGCATTCTGGGAAGGGGTTATGTTCTGACCATTATTTCCATTCAACGCTCCAACATTTGAGATGACTGATTGGGCATTACCAACTGCGGCAGGAGGAGTGTAGGCCGGAACATTTGCAGCTTGGGTGTTTAACGAAGTAACAGGAATCTGCGGTTGCGAGATATTTGACGGTGAGTTTTGAGAAGGTTGCAGTGGGTTAGTAGAAGCCATTGTCCAACTAGAACCGCCATTATTAAATACATATCCACTACCTTGTGGGGCAGTAGCACCGCCATTCTGACCATTGATGGAATTGTACATACCCGTATTCGGTACGTTGGGGTTTGAATCTACTGTTGTTGAAGCTGATGCCATGTTAGTTTGATTATAATGTATATCCTACTTCGCTGGTAGGTTATCGGCGCTAGTAATTAAAATCTTCTCTATCTCATGCTTATCGGTGAACAGCATCCAGACTTTGAACTGAATCCACGTTGAGGAAGCACCGATGGTATCGGAGTTTTGCCCCTCGTTGTTGTTTGATGAGACGGTAATGGAAGAAATCTTAATCCAATTTTGGAAACGGGCGATAGCCGTCTGGTTTGAGGCTGTGGTATAGGTTTCATCTACGGTCACAGTCCAAGTTCCACTAAATAGCGCTAGTTTAGCTTTTATGATATGAGCACAACGGCCAGCACCTACACCGTTAAGGATTTCCACTTCACCACCGACACCAGAAGTCCAGTAGTTTGAAATGTTTACCGAGGAATTAGGAACGGTGAATGTAGTAGGAGAAGTCCATGTTATCGTCGCTTCTACTGGCTCCTGTTCCTTAATTCTATATTTAGAGACAATCTTGCTTGCGTTATCTAAGAAAGATTTATAAATAGTAATATAACTATTCCACATAGCCTTTACTGTAGGATTCCCCTGATAGTCTACAGCTGGGAGTTTTGTTGAGATAAATGAACCAGCTTTCTGTTGAGTGCGATATGAATCGTCATACCAAATGCCATAGATAGGGTTAGTAGCATTAGAATAAATCCCAGCACCAGCAAGAAAAGTTCCGTTTCTAACACTATTCGTTGAAGGAATGTTCATCTCTGAAAGCGCACCTGCGGCAGAGATTTTGGTCTGACCAAAATCCTCTCCTGCTATTCTATTTCCAGCCCTATCTAAATAGGATAGTGAGTATTTATGGATTAGACTTTGAGTAGAGTCGTCATATTCATACACACCAGCGGGCATTGTTTCTTCTGTATCAAAAAGGGTGTTGTAGTTTCTGGTATCAATCAGAACGCAGATTTTCCCGTTGATAACACTCATCCCGTTTGAATGAATGAAACGCTGTCCACTAGCTTCTGATACGAGTGATTTAAAAAGCAAGAAGTTATCCTTACGATTTAATCCTGTTAGTTTTACGAATGTTCCACCGTTCCAGTAAAGGAAATTACCGTTAGTATCCATGATATACGGAACATCATCTTTAATAACACACGATAGAGTACCCGAAGATTCTAGACGATAAAAAGTTGTTGGAGAAACTGATGTGCCATCCCAAGTATACACAGTACCCTTTCCACCAAGCAAATTAATTGTTCCTATCCAAATTCTGTTAGAAGCTGCGCGAATCCACGTTATTAAATTTTGATTCGTATTTCCAAGTTGGAGAGTATATTGACTTCCAAGACTTGCTACGCCACTTCCATCGTTTGTATCCCACGAACCAATTTGAGAACCCAACGTAGACATATACATTCTGCCGTTATAGGAAGTAAGATGTTTTTCTCCCGTATCAGAGGTGTAAGGAGTGAATTGAGTTAAGATTGGTGTTGCGTTGCCAATACCAGCTATTTTTGTAACAGAATTGGTATTTCCAGTAACATATAGATAACTATTGAATGCTTCCATATCAGAAGCGCCTGAAAGATTGGTTGGTAGACTGCCAGAACCAGGTATCAACGTTGTAAATGCGCCAGCTAATCCAAACGCACCATCGGAAATTAAAAGTTTAGAACCAGCTACGGCGTAAATATACGGCTCTCCATCAAGCGTCTTAAACGCCACAGGTAATCCCATTCCACTTATATTAGAACTAATACCATATCCTGATGTGTCAGAAGTATTGAGCATCATTCTATCTCCTACACGCAATTTCCCCACGTTTGAAGTGACGTCTATATTCGTAGAAGCCCACAGCGAACCGTTGACATCAGAATTGTTCGGCTGATTCCACTGAGGTAGTGAGAATTGATTTGGTTGTTTTGGCAGGGTATACATTTTATGTGAAACTCGTTAGGCTTCCATTCGTAAAGGTAAGTGTTTTTGTAACGGGCGTAACAACCTTTGTTATTCCGTCTTGTGTAAGAGAAGCAACGTAAGTAATTATGGCTGTAGAACCTATTTGAATACCAAGTCGCTCCCTAAAAGCAGTCTCAACATTTCTAGGAATAGTAGAAGATTGAGACAACTGACTAATTTTAGTCTCAAGTTCCTTAATTTTCTGTTGTAAGGCTTGTATGTCCATTAGTCTTTTGTTTGATTAGTCCATGAACTATTATTCTTACTCTGATTAGTCCACGGATTAAGAATGTACTTAAACGTAGCCGTAAAACCAGTAAGGACAAATGTTCCAACAGCGACAACTAAATGTCTAACACGACTCAGTGTTGTTGCGTTTCCTGTTAGAGAGAATGAACCTTGTGCGGCTGTAAAAATTCTTGCAGAAGGTAAAAGAGTAACTCCCAATAGAGCACCGTCGGTATTGTTGTCAAAACTCGCTAAGTGTGCGGCAGGAGGGGTAATTGCCCCATTGGTATCAAATATGTTATATCCGTTAGCTCCAGAACGCTGGGTCATTCCTACATAGTTATTAGCAACTGAGGGTTCTGTATCTCCGTAGACAATCCAAGCATTATCAACTGTTGGAGTGAGCGTTAAACTCACTATGCTACTTCCGACAGTGCCAGGGCCGCCAACAACATCGTAACCAGATGCCGTAACTCCTGTATACGAAGAAGCAATAACTATTTCAATTTTCGCTGACGAGCAAGAGGCAACAACATTGTGCGCTCCTGATGGGGCACCGAGAAGAATATAGAGATATTGCCAACGAGAACCTCCAATACGGTTATTCGCTCTTGCCCGTGTCATAGACACGCCGTTATAAGTTACGCCGGTTAAATCATCAGTGGAAGAAAACTGCTCAACGTAGACAACTAGGGCTAAGTTGCTTCCAGTACAGGTATGAGCAAGCGTTAGGCTGGTTGTTCCAGCACTTGTCCCGTTATTCGCATTATCAAAAGCAATGGCCATTTTACGTTACGCTTATCAAGCCATTCGTACCGTCAAAAGTAATTACGAAGGTGTCATTATTTACTAGCGTTACAGATGAACCATAATCATACCAACCGATTAAATACCCAGTGCTTGAGTCATAGATAACGACATACTGAAATGCGGCAACCGCACCGGAGGCCGTAAGAGTAAGATTGTTTAATTTAAGATTATACGTTCCTCCTGTTTGAGTTGAGGAGGTCGTGGTGATATTCCTTGTTGAAAGGTTGGTATAGGAAATCTGTGTCAAGTCAGTTAGTTGACTATTAGTATTAACGGGAGTATTCGCTGTCGCACAAAGAGCTACAGTGAGCTGGTCAGAGCCGAGGTTAAATTGCCCATTAGCAAGGTTTGCTACGAACGGATTAAATTTGTTGAATGTTGCCATATTATCTTCGATATTTATACTTTGGATAAAACCTCTTTACGTTATCTTTTTCTCTATCTGAATAAAACTCTGGGATTTCTACTTGCTCATATCTAATTACTTCATTTCCAAACTCTTTTCCAATATCCATACCGTGCGACATGGCGTATTTCCATGTGGCATAGTCGACCAAATAAGGGTGTAACGTCTCGGCAAAGCCAGGAACCTTTGTCGTATCTGTATAGAGGTAATACGCTGGGGGGCGTTGGTATTTGACCTTTAATGCACCTGTGCGGGCAAAGTTTGGTGCTGGAAGTAGGAAGATAGAGTTCGCTGTCCGCATAAAAGCATACGGTTGCGAAGGAACGATAAAACGCTGTGTCATAGACACGTTGTCATTGGCGTAATCCCTTTGAGATACTTCGTTGAGGGTATACCAAACTCCTCCTGTGTTCTGGACTTCAATAGAGATTATTTCTAGGAAGTTAACAGCGAATTGGTAGTCCTGTTGATTGGCGACGAGGTTAGTTATCGCAAAAGGATAATCACTATAGTTATTGTCATCAAACTGCCAACGACCGTCACTCTTTACGACAATGTTACGGAAACGGGAATATCCCTCATTTATATAATTCGTAATGAGCTGGAGGCGTTGTGTGTTGTTTGATATTTGACCGAATCCGGTATCACCAAATAGATTGGTTTCAATATTCTGAATTAATCCCGTGTTGTTTACGACGTCGTTAAAAATCATTGGGGTTTAATTAAAACCCCTGCAACGAGAGTTTGCTAATTACCTATAGTATACCACTGTGGTATTTGCGTGCAATTACACACTATGTACTGCCCTCTGGTTGCACTGGATGTTTAGTCCAGCAGAGAGCAGAACGTAATGAACAATGCGCTCTCTATTTCTTTAGATTTTCTGGTTTCCTCTGGGAGTTTTTATTCTGCTGGCGGAACTTGTTTTTCCAATCTTGTAGGTGGTTAAAGGTATCAACAACAATCTTTCCACCCTTAATGTTAGCCGTTTCAATGTCATCATACTCATCCTTTAATAAAGGTCTAACTTCCTTTTGAATGATGGGAATGGCACGGTCTTTGATTTTCTGTACTTTAAGGGCAATCTTATTACGTTCAATCTCCTTACCCTCCTTAATCGTTTTTAAGTCCTCAAATGCTTTCTTTTTTTCAGGCGGAATGGCGGCAAGTTTAATCTGTTGAATCTCATTGCCAATCTTTTCTAATTCCTCAATTTCAGCATTGATTTTATTTTGTAGAGCATCGCCTTTTTCCATTAACTCTTTAGGGTTACACTCGTTGGTATACTTTCGTTGCTCTGTTCGCATTTTCTCCAATTCAACTTCAATACCCTCCAACTCAATTGAAATTTTCCGGCCTTTAGTAACAAGAATATCTTTTTCTTCCAAATATTCCCGCAGCTTTTTGTTACTGATTATTATCATGTTTTTTATTTATATATTCTACTATTTCTTCGTGGTGAATAAGTGTGTTGTTAATCATAGAATCCCCGTGAATCCTGTAATTGAACAATCTAATCGGTACTGTGGTGACTGAAAAACCTGCTTTAGTTGCCCGAATCCAAAAATCCCAGTCCTCATATCCCAATTTCATTTGCTCGTCGTAACCTCCGACCTTTTCCCATATCTTTCGTCTGAATAGGGATGAGGCTACAATTTGATTATGTTTCCGAAAATCCGCATAGGTTGGGTGGTCTAGGAAACGATAATGTTCTTCTCTGCCGTCAAACTCCGTAACGAATACGGCAACTATATCATCTACATCAACCGTGAACTCTAAAAAATGTTCTTCTATCGTGTCATCAGAGTCTAAACAGAGGATATAATCTCCTGTGGCGGCGGCTATACCCGTGTTCCTTGCCCCAGAAAGGCCTCTATTAGCTTGGTAAATGTACTTAACGGGGTATTTTGCCACTATCTCTTTGGTATTGTCTGCAGAACCATCATCAACCACAATGATTTCAAGAGGCGGAACGGTCTGTTTAAGGCAACTCTCTATCGTTTCAGCGATATAGTGTCCGTAATTATATGCTGGAATGATAATACTTACGGTAGACATAGGTGTTGGTATTTAGCTTTATTATCTTTTAACCATTGAGGCCAATCTGATTCATCTTTCGTGTAGATAAAGGGGCGACCAAGAAAGTCTTTGCGATTTTCTATATTGGCCTTTAGATTTTTCTCAACTTCTGGTGTCCAATAGCTTTCACGAGTATATGAGCTGATGAGTTTCTCTTTAACAGATTCATATCCACCCATTGAGGTGAAATGAAAACCAAAGGTTTGGGTAGTTCCAATACCATTATTAGAACGTAAATGGTTAAGACAGGTATTTTTTATATATTTATATGGCGACACAAGTGTTCCCCAAAATTCCTCGGAAGAACGGTTATCGAGATAGTAACAATAAACTTTTAATTTTAATTTAGTGGGTTCATCTATTATTAACTTTGTAAGCCAAATCTCATCAACATCACCGATAAAGCAAATATCATCGTCTTGTAAATGAGTGAGGGCCTTCTTGATAGATTCTTTTTGGAGAAATTCGTGTTTCCAGTGCGCCGCACCTTTGGTGTTAGGGGAAGATTCAGCTAGGTAGATTTCCTCTGGTGTGTAGGTTTCGTCAATAATAAAGTGCCTTATCTTTGGCAAAAACTTTTTGAATCTCTCTTGCTCTAATGGGAAATAGACAAACCTATCCAACCCACTAAACGTCGTTGGTGCTTCTATGATTATAAACTGATCAACATAATCATAGAGAATATTGAGTCGTATCTCTAAGATATCCGCTTCACCGTTATAGGAAAAAATATCGTATATCATGGTTTTATATAAGTAAATTTATCTGTCTGAATAGAACCTGTTGACCAATAGCCTCTGCGCCAGCCGGCCCAATACTTCGGTGCTATGATTTTAGGGTTGTTAGGGTTGAGATATGCCGCCCACCATGAGAAAGAAGAGTTTGGAATGATAAGCTGTTTGGCATTATACAGGTAAGAGAAATCTACGGAAATATCACCTCCCATGTGGTGTGGGGCTTTGTGAAAATCCGGCTCTGGTGAACTTATACTTGGAATACCTAGAATCTTAGAGGCAAAATCCGGTTCATCTGAAACCAATTCATATTTCTTGGCTTTCATTTCCTCCATAGCATCAAAGAAATAACTCTTGGGAAGTAGGACTTCTATATTCTGAAAATCTCCTAAACGGACATGCACAACGCAAGCATCGGTCTTATAGGGAGCTTGTACCTTAATCCACTTATGAACATTTGGGCTTAGATAGGCAGGTGATTGCATTACACCATCAATCTTCGTGAATGGTCGCACGTTTTGTATTTCAGGGTCAGTCGTAGATACGTCAATTCCATCTCGCAGAATATAACCTTCAGCAATATAGTTTTTAATACCTTTAGGTAAATGAGGATTGGGTACTTCACCTGTTCCTTCTAACTTCTCGCCAAAATCCAGTGTGATAAACTTCTTTCCATGAAACCGCTCTGGTGACATTATGGAAAATGGACAACCTAACTTTTCTGCCAAAGAACGGCACACGGCATACACCCATAGTTGATTACCTAATCCTTGACCTGTGTAGAATTCAGTAGCAATCATAGTTTTTTATTCCTAAGCAAAATATCAGTTTTATAATCTTTTACAATCTCAAAATTCGGTAGTAAACCAAGAATTCGCTCTAAGGTTGGCTGGTCTTGATATTGTTCATCATTGCCATATTCGGTATAAAAATATCTTGTCTTTTTAAGTGTTTCACTGCCGCCGAGAATTATCTGTTCTTCCGCTCCCTGTGCGTCGCACCAAATAAAGTCAATCAATGGCATATCCTTACAGAACGTATCAAGGCGAACACAGTTGACAACCAATTGTTCCTTGAAGAAAATCCAATCCCACCTTTTAAGGTGGTTTTTTGGTTTCATAATTGAGCCAGAGAGAGAAAGAGCGTTTGGATTATCTGTACTAGAACGGTTAAAGACTACTTGGCTATCGGAATTACCAACAGCGCCCTGAAACAAGTTAATACCTTTTATTGTTTCAAGGATAGCGATATTCTTAGGCTCTGGCTCAAACCCATACACAGTACCAATTTTCATTAATTCTTTAGTGTCTGTTCCATCAGCACACCCTATTTCTAGAATCAAGGGATTTTCTCCTACAAGTTGTTTTATTTCTTCTTTTGTCATATTGAATGAAAGCAGAATGTTTTATCTATATCTTTGTTTTCTTCTATTGTATGTTCTTTAGAGAAATGAACCGCAACATCTAAAGGGGCGAATGTACAACCATTCTCTTCAAAGACATGGCGCATATTGACTGAAATGAACCCGTCTTCGTTATAGAAGCCATGAAACGATTTCCACTCCATATGTATCTTTTTAGGTAGGTCTAGGAGGCGTTTTGAGCGCAGAGATACACTATTGCCTACTCTTTGAATTACCCCCTTAGTATCTCTGTAGGAAAACGAATCTGTAGGAAGTGGCCACGGCGCACCAATGAAATCATAGTTTAACCAATCAGGATTCCATACCTGGGGATTGATAACGTACCCATCAGCGTGAATGAGTAGGGCAAACTTAGTATTTATGTGGTCGGTTAGGTTAAATACAATATACTTTGACCAATCATCAATGGAATCGAAGTGCTTTTCAATCAGTTTAATATCTCCAAACTCAATATCTTTCGAAGATTTATTCAACGCCTGCCAATGAGCAGTAATATCTCTACCAGTGACCGCAATCAAAGTTACGTCGGGTAGATATATCATTGTAACCACTTACCTCTAAGATAGATGAATTCTTTACGTTTAATTGATTCTGAAAGTTGGTTGGTTATTTGATGCTTACCAAGTCCTAATTCAACATTAGCTTTTGGACAAATAGTTGGTTCTCCGTACTTTTGAAATAGTTGCCAGTAGAAATCACAATCAATCAGCCACTGCATAGTTTCATCAAACATAAGCCCATTATTCTCAAATAGAAGGGCGGACGGTGAACCGAGTTTGTTATTCCCCGTCAATATGTCTCGTGTCCAATGTGGATTAGAATTGTTCTGCGTTCCTGTCATAAGCCACCCACCTTTGAAATTATCAACCATATCCTTTAAGGCATCTGTATGGGAAAAGCAATCATCTTGAAAGAGAATCTTAATTAGTTCTCCCTTAGCACGTTTCATTCCATCATTTGAATTCCCAGCCATACCATGTCCAGTTTTGCTTATGATTATTTCATAATCCGTATATGATTGTTCTGCGATGGAGCAAATATTCCTCCATAAAAACTCCGCACCATTCTGCATGTCATATATCGGAACAATTAAAGATACTTTCATAATAGTGTTTTATAAGCATAAATCCATTTATAAGCGTTCTTCTCAATATCATATTTCTCTTTAACATATTCAAAAGCTTTTTTACCCAATGTCCGGCGGATTTCCTTGTTGGCAATAAGCAATTCTAGGGCATTTATCCAACTCTTAGTATCGGTGGCGAGTATCAAATGTTCTGCGTCTTCTGGGTCTACTTCATAGGGCGAATCTTTAGAAGGAAATGATTGCGCAATGCAGGGAATTTCAAACATTGATACTTCAAGGAATTTTAGATTTGATTTGCAACGGTTGAAATAGGTATCTGCTCTTGGAATGACCGCAATATCCAATTTCAAATTATTTATCGTGTCAAAATACTCATCGTGGGGAACGAACGGCTGATGCTCTAGATTCATTACTGTCTTCATTTCATCCCAGAACTTATATTCTTCTGAATAGATACGACGCACTTCTACATCTTGCCGGTTTGCTGGCAAAGAAAATAAAACAAACTGTACTCGCCTATCATCTTTGTAGTGAAGCATAATGGGTTTAAGAACATCAAAATCAGAAGTAATGCCAATGGAGCCGATAATACCAATCCTAATTATATCGGTTTCATTTCGTAATGGTTCATCAAAATAAAAGGGGTCTACGCAGTTAGGCAATACGACAACATTGGGATTTAATTTTAAATATTCCTGTCGTAGAAATTCTGTGGTGCAGGTTACGAGGTCTGCTTCTCGGATAAAAGCATCGGTTACCTCATTGAGGTGTTGGAGGCCACGACTAATCCTAGCTTTATCCATGAAATCGTTGAGCTTAAATTCGCCCACATCGCTTTTAAACGTGTCGTCATTATCAAATACTATCTTCTGGCCACGGTCTTTTAATATCCTAGCGAGTTCTAATTTCTTTGCTTGTTCTGGTCTATGAAAAACAACTATATCTGCGTTTTGTGCGGCACGGGATTTATCTTCTGGGGTCTTAGCACGTTCACGCTTAATGCTCGTGTAGTCGCCATCGCCGCCTAAAACTTGTAAAGGCAAAAGACAACGAACGAAGTAACAGCCAGATAACCCCGATTCTACAAAATATGTCTTCATTCTGATTTCGGCTTAATGACCTTTTTTGTTTTAAGGTCTATCTGATTACCCTCTCTGTCAATAACCACTGAAACCTTTTTAAGATTAGCGGCTATGACCGTAGTGCCTGTAGCGATTTTTCCTCCACGAGATTGTATGTTCACAGTAAGTTTGCAACAAACTAATAAATTACTCAAATTATAACGCTTGGCTACAATTTCTGCAATAGAAGTGAGATTTTATGTGACATTCTTTACGGAGTATATGCCCTAACACGATTTTTTATAAATCTTATTTTAATCATAATTGCCTTCAATCCTTATCGGGCATAGCGGATTGAAATGCCTGCCCGATAGGGACAATTAAGTTAATAACTGTAGATTACACCATAACACACTTGTTGATAATCATCAAGCGGGGGTAACAACATTGATGCCCGCATTTGAACGATTCAAGATTACACCGTAGAGAATATCTGCGGTGGTAACGGTTGAAAGGTACTGCGGAACATAGTTGGACTGAACACGAATGCCGTTGGAACCAACCATTGCACCCATTGAGCCGCCAGAACCCAAAGGAGCTGTGGCAAAATGGATAGAATCGCTGTGAGCAAGGGCATTGTAGCGGCCAGTTGTGCCGGAGACATACTGAATGGAATTGCTGATGTAAACAGGAATGCCATAGAGAGTCGCACGGGGCAACTTCGCTACTGGGTCTTGCACTGGAGAGTTGATGGCAAGGGAGAATTTATCAATTCCTTGCAATTGCTTCCAGAACACGTTCGGAGACAAGAAGAATGCACATTCCTCAATATCCACGTTGTTGGTCTCCAACTGTGCGATAGCCGCACGAACATCGGAGTCGGCGAGGTTTACGGTTGAAGAACCAACAGATGTGGTGAATGTACCGAAAATGGTAGCAATCGCAACATCGAGGGTCTTAGCAATCTCGTAACCGCAGTTCTTTGCATAGCGCTCCATGAGGGAGTACGAAGCAAAAATCTGAGCCGCTTCTGCATCTTCAATCGCAAACGAACATTCATACCAGTTTGAAATGGTAAGAGTGATTTTTGTGTCTGAAGGAGCGTTAAGAGTTACCGTAGTGGCATTGCTCTTAGCATTTGCTGTGAATTCCGTGAGTGTCGGAGTGTACAGAGAGCGTGCGCCATCGGCGACTTCATCTGAACGGTCTACGAAGAAGTCAGCGCAAACGATTTTCTGTTTATAGAAGTCGTTAAGGCGCTGGCCCCACTTCAACTTGTTGTTACTAACTCTTTCGAGTCGCCGAGGGCATTTCTGCTCGGTCAATGTTTTTATATATAGACACTGGTCGGACTATTGCATGAGCATTTATGCTCCCAAATCACTTAGTCTCTGCAAGTCCTCTCTTATTTAATACTCGTAACTTAGAATATATTTCAGCTTTTGCCTCATCGTATTTGTGGTCTTCAAATCCATCTATAAATCCTGCTATATATTCTTTAGATAACTTCACCCCATAAGTATAGGGTTAGAGTATTAAATTGTTAAGGTTCTTGAGCGTTGGCTATTTAGTTACTTCTTAGCTATTCGCCATTGATTAGATTCGGTTTTAAATCCCCCTGAATGGGAAAGGGATTTCACTGGCTAGAGACGCTTGGGTCTCTGAACCGGCAGGAAAAGCCATATTAGTTTTAAAGTTTAAACTTAGTAAGGCTTCTCCAGAAAGATTACTTATTCAGAAGTGCTTTGTGTTCTGCTCTCGTCAGTCCTGGCGTGTTAATGGTCTTTTCGGCCTGTGGCACACTTGAACCCCGTGAAGAACGAACACTGGCTTTCTTTGAAAGTTCATCTTTATCAAATTGAGCTTTCTCTGCAACAAATAGAGCATCCTTTTGAGCGTCAATGAGATTTACTTTTCTAAAAGCGGCAATATCCTTCAGCTTCGTGAGAAGTTCATCAGGCATACCGTTTGCTTTTAAAATACGTTCATCCACATCAACTGCTGGAGAAGGTTGAGTTGGCGTTGGCTGGACTGTTGGCGCAGGTTGTACGGCCTTTGCTTTCAATTCAGCTTCTGCTTTCTCGGCTCGCTTTACTTGGTTCTCGTATGCTGTCTTAGACATCATCTCTGAACCGTCTTGTGAAGTCCCACTTTGTGCGGGTGTGGCACTACCTGTCCCGTTAGCCTGTGAAGTAGGCTGCTCTGTTTCGTTGGCCATAGTTTAAGCAAGTTTTGAAGCTGATTGCTACAGCTCTATGGTTAGCGAGATAGTTTTTTAACGAGGTGACCGTTCTCTAAAGCCCTCCTACGACTAGATACTCCAACTCTTTGAACTTCGCACACCACCTCGGATACCTTTCTTCATATCCATATTCTGCGGAACCTTAGCCTGTTGACCCTCTGATACATGAGAATCACCAAACTTCCCTGTAGATTCCGAAAGGTGTTGGCCTTTAGGTTGCCCTACGCCTAGTTCGTTTGGTAAAGCCATGTTAGTTGTGTGAAGTGAAATTATGATTCAACCCACCATCGTGAGTCATACCGCTATCATGCGCTACTGCCTTTACTGTCGGAACATTTGAGACAGTGTTGGAATCACTATCCTGATTGCTCGGATTAACATTACCTTCATTACCCCTGCTACCACCCTTGTCAGCACCCTGAACACTTCTTACTGCCTTCAATGCGTCAAAATTCTTTTTCATCGTGCTTTATTCGTTAAACTGCTTTTAATAATTGGTTTGAACATTTCTTCTAGTTCGCTAAATGCCCTACCGACCACTTTGCTCGCTTGAGCACAGGCATCAGCTTCATCGGTTTTGCCCTCATAAAGTGATTCTAGGGCAATTTTATCAGTTGTCTGTTTTAGGAACAACTTAACCGCTTCAAACTCCGGCTTGTTAGAATAAAAGATTTGGAGTAGTTCGTTCATAGTAATGAGGTAGCTTCTTGAGTTAAGAGCGTTGTACTTGCTTGACCAACTTTTACGTTAAGGGCTTGCTGGGTTGATAGTCCTGTTTTATTCGCATAGACATTGGCCGCCTGTTGAAAGGTTAATCCCGTTGTATTTGCTAACACATTCATCGCTTGCTGTTTAGACAAACCAGTCGTTCCAGCTTTTGCGTTCAAGTATTCTTGGGTTGTTTTTGTGGTTGCCATTTTATTGTTGAGCTACTTGAGCCTGTTGCTGTGGTTGCACCGGAGAAGGAGTCGGAGCTTGCGGCGTGGCCTGTGGTGCGGGAGCTGTTGCGCTAATAGGTTTTCCAATACCTAATGATACTGGACTAATTCCTGCGCCGGAGAGTTCTAAGATAGTTCCAAAGATACGAGACATAACGGGGTCTTCAAGAACAGAAAACTTACCAGTCTGGGGATTAAAGGACTTCATGACATCACCCATAATCGTTGAGAGCGATTGCAGGATAGCTGATTTATTCTTCTGCTCACCCGTGGTCATGACAGTAACTTTAGCTTCAATGTCATCAAAGTAACCATCGGGGATTTCAAGAAAACGCTTCTGGCCTTTCAACATTGTCTTAAAACCTTCTATTGCCGAGTTATATTGCTCTAGGGATACTATCTTATTGGCTAGAATTGCCTCTTTAAGGCGAGCATTTGCTTGGGAGATAGCAAACTGTGTATCAATGACTTCAAGCTCGTCTGCGGTGAAATCAGTAGCAAGGAGATGACCTTTCTTGAGTTTCTTAATGAGATGAGGAATGATTCTCTTTTCCCAAATTCGTGACCAAAAAATACCAGCCTCTTCACGGCGATAGTCAAAAGGTTTAGAAGCTACAGCATTGAGTAATGCAGTTTGAGAGTAAGGTGTATCGGCAGGCGGTTGCTTTCCTGTATTAGCGTCAAATGATGAGGTAGCTTGGTCAGCTTGGTTCTGCCAACGAGTAACAATCTCCTGCATCTTTCCAAGAGCCGAGGGCATAAGCTCAAGTTTCTCAACCGTCTTTCCTTCTTCAAGTTCAAAGATATGGCCGTTGTCTAATTCTAAAATGTTATTACCAATCTGCTTTGAGTTCGTGGTAATCAAAACTTTAGCGGCTAAGTCCATAGCTGTCTTTTCAGTGATGACAGCGTCATTAGTCCATACTTGGGCTTCTTCAGAGTCTTCTACGATTCCCCTACCAAGCGCACGGCCAGGCATTTCTTCCCACGGGAGATAATCAAATGGTGATTCTTTTAACTTCTCGCAAAAGAGTGGATACGCTTTTCCTGAAACTTCGGCATAGAAATAATGTTGGAGTGAGTAAGTGTACTCATCGTCAGACTCGTTATCCATTCCCTGAAAGTCATAGTAATAATCTTCCGAGAACATACCCGTAACCTCACGGATAATAATGCGGTCAGTGTTGTGGACTTCTTCTTTGTTGTCGTATTTCTGTGACTGGCCTTTGGTCTTCTTGGTGTTCTTGATGATTGTGTTTATGTTGGAAAGAGTCCATACCTTTTCCTTGTCTTTGAGTTGAACGGGCGTAAAGTAATGTGTCTCAACAATCGCACCGGAGAGAATATCTACTTGGTCTGTTGCGACGTTGCGCCAATCAAGCGTGTCAATGAACAATTCATCCTCACCTTCGTCGTCTTTCTGAATGGTGGTCTTGAGTAATGCACCACCGTATTTCGCACGCACCTGTCCAGAGTTGTTAAGGGTATAAGAGAAATTAACTTTCTTCATCCATTCGTATGACTCCTTTTGGAGAAGCATTGACTGAATGTAGTGTTCAGGGTCGTCAGAGGTTATCTGAACGTCTTTGATGTCTAAATCAGTTGCGGTCTTCGCTAGGGTGACACGGAAATTACAAATGTTGTAAAACGGCTGTTCACGCTGGGCGTTGAGTGTCAGGTTATATTCCAGTCCTGTGTTGATTGTGCCATTGAGATACTTGGAGTTTGTGTAGAACTCCACCATCATTAGCTTCTTATGTTGGTTAAAAGGGAGTCCTTTAACTATTTGAACCGAGCGAGTTTCGTAATCAGCGATGAGCTTCTTTACTTCCTCGTTGAGTTTGATTTTATGTTCTTGCATTGAAATTGTTGGTGTTGTGCAACGCAACAATTTTTATATGGTGTAATTATACCACTAGTGTTTTAGAAAGCTAGCGTGCATGGTTTTGGAGGTTTCGTCTACGCTCATTCATTCGTCGTATCGCCTCTCCTGGGCTTATAACAGGGTCTTTTTGATGAGTCATTACCACATAGCGTAGTGAATCTATAGCATGGTCATTTTCCTTGATTGGATTCTCATCTTCATTGTGGTTTTCTTTCTTATCGCTATATCGATAGTTTTCCATTTCCCAGATTAAATTCACGCACCGTTTGTGAATATGGAGTTTGCCCATCTTGAATAGCAAATGCATTTTATCTATGCCCGATTTTATTGAGCCTTTACCTTTTACCACTTCCATTACGGGAACATTTTTACCAACTAATAGAGATATAGCACTTACGTTTTCTGGGTCAGGATAGACACGATTAAATTTACATAGAGCTACATAGTCAGCAATCTGTTCTTCACTTCTTTCTGTCCGATACCATTCGTCATTAACATAATAATGCTCATTTTTGAATTTAACATGAGTAACCGCCGCAGGATTCTTATATCCAAAGTCTACCCCACCAAGAAACTCTGTTTCACCCTCAACCTCTGAATCGTATACATGACGCTCACGATTAAACTCTTTAAAAACTAATCCTTCCAACTTGCGGAAGTCGGCCATATACTCTTGAACAAATCTATCTTCGGTGATTTCATTCTTAATGCGTTCAATTTCTTTTGGGTCGTTGGCTGGATTGTCGTATGACGTTGCATGAGAATAAAACCAATCAGGATTATTCTGCGCCCTCGTGGTTAAAGTATAAAAATCATTGAAGCCGTTAGGTGTGGAACCAAAAACAGCACGGCCTTTTGTTGTAAGAAGTGTTGGTGCTAATACCTTATCAAAATACTCCATGAACGCACGGCAGAAAGCTACTTCGTCAGCAAGGATTAAATCATTCTCAGTCCCACGGCCTTTGCCTGTTTGATATACCGATTCCCAGCCTTTGAGCGAAACAAGTGATGTGCCTCCCTTTAGATTCTGTACCTTGATTTCAAGCAGAGTTTCATTCTTTGACACAACCGCTTCACCAAATACTTCTAAAAAGATATTCCATGCAATATCCCTTGCATCGCCAAAGGTTTGAGCGTAATACGAAACGTGAGCATTGTTAATGGTGAGAGCCGTTCCTAATGCTTCATAGGCAAAGAGTGTGGTCTTACCACTACGTCTGCCCCAATTCAAAACTTTGAATCTAGACTTGTTGAGGATTACTTCCTCCTGTTTCTGGGTTAGTTCCATTTATTTCAAATGCTTTAGCAACCGGAGCAGGAACAACAACATTTATCATCTTAACCTCTCCACCCAATTCAGTATCTTGTTTAGGATTTCCCTCTCCCATCTTCCAAACATCTAACTTATTCATTCCTTCAAAGTATTCATCACGTTCTTCATCTGAAAGTTTGGCTAAATACTCTTTTGCATATTCTTTCATTGACTTACCAGGGGTTCTACCTTTCAAGTTTCCACTCTGCCCTTTCTTAAATTGCCATGGCGCAATTTGTGCTATTCTTTTTTCCCTGATATTTTCCTGTTCAACAGGTATTTCCTGAGTATTTTCCATATCCCAACATTATACAACGCCCTTATTCTTTCTCCAAGTCGCTGTGTATTCTGCTTGTTTATCTAGTAATGCTGGTCTGCGGATTTTATACTCGTGAACTTTGTATTCTACTTTCCTTTCTTTCCTATCAGGATAACCGGAACACTTTTGACATATTTCTGTGCAAATCTTTGTGATGCGGAATTTCTGGGAACAGGAAGTGCAGATTTTAATTGTCTTAGGGTCTGTCTTATTCGGAATCTTAGAGAGTCTGTTTGAAGATATCCATACTTCCATTTCACTTATTATACCACGGGAGGGTAAGGAGGATAAGATACGTAAGTGGATAACTAAGGGTGTTTTCTTATTGAAAACCAGACTGATAAAACTCTTTGTAATGTTGAAGATGTTTACACCTCCAGCAGTAATCCCATCTAGTGAAGTGACTATCCATAAAACCTTTCCAGTCTTTTGGGTGGGTTCTTCTTTCCATTGGCTCATGGCACTTAGGACAATCGTAACCAATTCCTACTTTAGTGGCTTTATTCTTTCTCATGGTTTTGGGGGGTAAATAGACAAGTAAATGCCTGTCAAACAGTAAGTCAATTGATTAGCGTAATCCGTTGTCTCTCGGACTAATCTATTCTCCACTATCAGAGGAAGGACTCTAGTCCTATCTGTGAATTGTCTGCGCCAGAGAAACTATTGCAACGCAGAGGTAATCTTGTTTGGGAGGGTTGAGCCGGATGCTGCCGGTCACATCTTGCAACAAGTCTTCAATCTTTAAATGGCATCCAACGGGGGCGATTGAAGTTCCGCCTTACCTTATCCGTCAGAAATTACACGCAAAAACCGCTCGTGAGAGCGGCTAGTGCGATGTATAAAAGGCTTTAATAGCCATTGTTGAACCCGATAGCTCAGGTACAATAATAGCCAGACTAAAAAATCTTTTATCCATACAGACATGATAGCAAAGTGGTGTTTAGATGTCAATCTTTTGGTACTAGATACTTGAAATTGTAAATCTCATTAAATATATACTGCATAAGGTAGCCAAAGTGTTCTAACTCTTTTTCCATTTTTATATTCCTATTCCGAGCGATGTATTGGAGAGCGTGCATGACTTCGTGGGCGACTGTTCCGGCTTCTGATTGTGTGGGTTTTTTCCTAAAGAAAATAGTTACATTGCTTCTATCCGTATCTTCACAGAACATAATAGATTTTTCTTGTGAACCATAGAACTCTTTAGGACTTATCTTAACAAGAACCCAATAACCTAAATGGGGGATAGGGATTTTCATTTCTCTTTTATACCCCATTTCCTCATTAAAAGAAAGGGTTGCAAAGATAGCGGGTATGTGATATTATTCCGGCATGAAAGTTGTTTCCACAAAGAAAGGAAAGTATGAACAGGTGGCGGAAATTTTAGACAAGCAGGGATATATTCTTGACGACCAAACATTTAAGATATTTGGCGAAACCGGCCTATGGAAAGTCCACGAGCATATCCGCGTTTGGAATAAGTTACACTCCGATAGGGAATTTTTCAAAGATAAAAAGATTGTGGAAAAGAAAAAAGGGTATAGATGTCATTTAGTAAGAATAGACAGTACGCCTTATGTAGCAGGAGGTGATAATCAGTTTTACAAAGTCGGCAAAGAATTTTTTAAAGAAATAGAAATATGAAAACACCAAAACAAGTCAGTGAGTATATGTCTAAAATCGGCTCCCGTGGTGGAAAGAAGCGAGTTAAAAATAACTCCCATGAAAAGATAAAAGAGTGGGGCGGTATGCGACGTGGGGAAAAGTCACAAAATTCCGCCAATATAGCTTTATCTGAAGCCAAACTTGACATAGTGCAATAGATAGCGGGTAACTGTGTATTTGATTGACATAGCCGCTAACTGGGTATATGATAGAGAAAGATAAGAAACAACGACACTCTGGCCTCGGCTGTAGTGCTCGTCAGTAACCTATCTCGGAGTACATTCTTTTGAATCACTACTCCACTAACCCTCACGGGTTGGCTAGGGTGTTGAAATCCTGTTTGTCGGAGAACTTTAACCGTCTCCGATTGCTCAAGGCTCAACATCCTATCCAGCTCATGAGTATTAAAAAATAATACAAAACCATCGTATCAATGAACCAAAATATTGAATGGCAAGAACAGCAAATGGAAGCCCGTGCAGAATGGTTGAAGCATAACCTCTGCGACGAAGACGATGTAAAGAGCGACAAGAATGGTGAGTATTACATTCACACCGAGAATGACGGCGAAACCCACAAAGAATATCTCCCTGTAGAGTTGAACTTGGAGATTATTAACAACCTAACCTACACACCGCAACTCTAATGCAAACAATTTACGATTGGAAGGAAATTGCTGGAATAGGATTAGTAATTCTTTTGTGTGGAGTTTGTGTAATTGGCTTACTACTCATATGAAAATATATCGCCAAGATAAAATCCTAGACTTCTGCGACCACGTCTGTTCAGGAAATTGCCGTAGGGTAGGTTGCAATTGTGAGTGTGGAGAATGGCATGATGAAAAACCACACGCTAACTTTGAGGAACAGTGGGCGGCGGAAGAAACCATCGGAGAAGGATTGTTAAAGTATCGTGAAGTCGTATGGTCGGATACGAAGATGGGAGCGATTACTAAAATGTTAATTAAAATTCATGGCAACAACCTCACTTACTAAAATCACTTCAAAAGCCGAACGGTTATACGAAATCCGTAAACTCATTTCCGATAAGGAAGACACTCTGAAATTAGAACTAGAGGCATTGAAAACGGAACGTGACGTAGTACAACTTGAACTGATTGCCGACTTGAATAAAACAGGGTTGGCATCAATAAAGGTCGCAAGTGGTGAAACGTACACCAAAGCTATACGAAAAGGTATCAGTATCACGAATGAGGTATTTGCCCTAAAATGGGCATTAGAAGCGAAAGCAGTTAAAATTGACACATTGGTAGCTAGCCAGCTCTTACGCAACGCTACGGAGCTACCAGAGGGCATAGAGGCGGTGTCTACAGAGTACATCAGTGTCAGAAAGCCAAAGTCGGAAGTAGCAGAGTAATTTAACAAAATAACTATTTAATTTTATGGACGATTTCTTCAAAGATGAAAATTACGAAATTCCGGTAACCTCAAACTACATGAAGCTCGGTGAGGGCGATAATACGTTTCGGGTGCTATCGAGTGCAATTACTGGTTACGAATACTTTACTGATAAAAATAAACCCGTAAGGAGTAAGGAGCCGTTTGATACCATGCCGGAGGATATTAAGAAAGACGGCACTATCAAGCATTTTTGGGCGTTTGTTGTGTATAACTACGGCGCAAAACGTATTCAGGTACTTGAACTTACCCAGAAAGGCATTATGAAAGCAATGCAAGCGTATATTAAAAACAAGGCCTGGGGAAATCCTAAGTTATATGACATTAACGTTAACCGCACCGGCGCAGGAATGGACACGGAATACACTATTACAACCAACCCTCCCACACCGATTGACGTAAATATCGCTCATAAATACGAAAATATGTACGTTAACCTTGAGTCGCTGTACGAAAATCAAGACCCTTTTGTGAAAGAAAAAACAAAATAATTATGGATAACTGGGACTCAATAGCAGACGAAAAGAGTGTTAAGGGCGGCATACGTCAAAATCCCGCAACGCTATTTCAAGCTGTTCATAAAAGACTGGATATTCTTGAAAAGAAACTAGACGCTATTATTAAACACCTTTCAGGGGAAGAAGAAATTGGTTCTACTTCTGACGGAAAAGGCCAACCAAATTTCGGCAAAATAACCGAAGGAAAGTTTGAGCCACCGTTTTATGAAGCGGGTGGCGATATGGCCACTGATGCCTATGAAAGAGAATTTGACCAAGAGGGGTTTAACCAGAGTATAGCTAATGAAAATTCTTAACATGCCAACAAACATTCTTAGATTTTCCGGCAGTATTGAACTAAAACCAGAGGAAGTAGCCAGACTTGTTATGGGCAAAGATATCCAGGTTAGTGTTGTGGGCTAAATTCGCTCAATCACCAATGTAGCAACTGATGGAGAGGACAAGAAAACTGTGTATAAGTTGCGTGTGTCGCAGGCAGACGTGGTGGTACAATAGGGGAATGAAATCGGTAACTAGAAAGATACAAGATAAGCTCTGGGAACATTGTAAACGAATAACCCGTGAAAAATACAAAAACCAAGATGGAAGTTTTAACTGTTTCACCTGTGGGCGTAGGATTGATTCACCATCAAGTGCCCAAACTGGACACTTTATCCCCTCTTCAATCTGTGGTGCTTACCTACGGTATGACCTCCGTAATCTTAGAATTCAATGCTACCACTGCAACATTAATCTTGGAGGAAGCGGGGCAACATATTATAAAAACCTCGTGGCGGAAGTCGGCCAAGTAGCAGTTGACCAACTCTTCAAAGACAAACAGAAAATCGTCAAAGCCCTTGAACATTATCAAAAACTCCTCAAAGAATACGAAGCCTTCTTATGAGTCAGAAGGATATAGAAACTAACCATGCTAACAACACTAACGATATATTTGTGGCAGAAGATATTAGAAAATATAGATGAGGATAAGGTATCACTTTTCACCGTGTTTTTCACCGTGTTTGGGTGCTTAGGTTTCATGCTTCTCTCCCTCCTCACCGACATCGCCCTTATAGGTTTATTATTTAGTCATTGGAAGTAGCCCCACCCACTAGCTTATTACATAACTAATAAAGAAGATGAAATACATAACCGTAACACTTATAGCCATAACCACCATGATGGTGATTGGGGCAATTCTCAATAGCCATGATTTAGCAACAAAACCCTGTTCTTTTTTCGCTAATTATACTACTGCTGAAATACCACTTCGCTGTTTAACCACCCCTACTAAGTAACTATGTCGTGTTTGCGGACGTTAAACGCAAAAGAGAAAGTTCTTTCTGTGGTGGTGTGGCGGAAAAGGTAGACGCATTGAGTCAATCGACAGTCAGGTGCGGGAAACGACAACATCAAACTTGGGTCACCCCCAAGAGTTACCGCAAATAGAGAGTCTGTCCACAAGGTTGATTACCATGCAAGGTGACTATACGAGTAATGCTTATCAGTAGGCATAAGACACTGCCTCTCGTCAAATCCTTGCCACCACCACAGAGAGAGCTTTCTATTACTAAGTAACTACTAGAGTATGAAAACCCTTAAAACCGAAGACATTTTCAAAAAAGGCGACTTGTTCGATTACATTGACCCCAACATCTCGCTCCTACCGAATACGTTTAAAGAAAAAAAAGGAACGTATACAAGCGTGGAATTAGGAAAACCCATGACTTTTGCGGAAATGGAATCACAAAAACCTGAAATTCTTACATTGGGCGATGTCTACCACGCTATTACAAGTGGCCAGTGCTTAGAAGACGGTTGGTCAAATTTCTTCTTTGTAAGAAACAATGAGGGCAATGTTTCCGTCGTCTGCGTGGCCCGCCACGATGGGCAGTGGTTCGTGCACGTGTACCGGCTTGACTACGCTCACCGTTGGAACGCTGCGAGCCGCGTGTTCCTTCGCAACTATTCTGTCGGACACTCTGAATCGGGTTCGGTAGACATTTTGAACCTTCGGGCGCTTAAAAAGCAAGTAGCAAAACTAGAGAGTATCCTAGAAACAGGGCTTAATAAGAACTTGCTATGAACCCAGAACCCCTCATCAGTGTCCCCAAAGCGTGGTTAGAACGGCTGGCAGAGTTGAACAGAAATTGTAAAAATAGCCGTATCGAAGTAATCGGCAGACAATATTTAATGTTACTCCACGGCTACATTGAAAGCGCCGAGTATTTATTAGCAAGTAAGGCAGAGGATTTACTCAAATGACACCCCTGCCGTACTATGACCGGCGTTAAATAAATCGTAGGGGTGGGTTGGAGAAGGCACTTTGGGGGCGTAGAAATACACACAGAGTGTCGTCCCTAGCCCATCAAGGAAGTTGGTTGAAACCTCTGTTCAAGTAGCAATATGGTTTGTTTATGAAAAAACTTTCCTTACGGCTCCAACACCTTGAACAGAGTTTCCAGCCCGCTTCCATTATTCGCTAATGAAATAAAGATGAAAACAACTAAAAAATGTCCTGTAATAGTAAGGGTTTCGTATCCAGGTGGAACGGTAGTTGAGTCGAGGGTACCGCTTTGGAAAGCGTATGCAATTGCTTCAGAACTTGAAAAGGAAAAGTTTAAGAATGAAGAACTATGAACCCTACACCAGAGAATACTTGGGAAATAGAATTTGATAAAACTTTCGTCTGCCAGTGCATGCTCTGTAGTGAGCACAATCACGAATTTTCCACCACGGCGGAATATATGAAATCTTTCATTCGCCAAACCCCCCTCACCCAAGTTTCAGCCTGTCGCCACGCCATACTGGATAAACTGGCGAAAGGTATTGAGGGAATGAAATTTACTGATGAGGCCGACAGAGACTGGTTACAAGAATGGATACAAGAAAATCTATAATATGAAAAATACCAAAACCATCATCGGTGAATATTTGGAGAGAAATGACGTTAACGGCTTGGCGGCATTTTTCCGAGCATACTTGGAAGATGAGATGGAGGAGCGAGAGAAGCTACGGATGAAGATAGAGGGGATACCAGACACCTTGCCTCAATTACAAAGTGACGAATACGATAAGGGACTGGCGGATATGAAAAAAAAGATATTGAAACTGATATGATTAGAAAAGAAACTGTTTGTCCTGATTGCTTATGCCACTACACCTTAGGCAATCTTCACGTTTGTCCGCCACTGATTAAAGCACTTATGACTATGAGTAAAATACCCAAATGTCCCCGTTGTAAAAAGCCCATGAAGCCCCAGTACGACCCTATTGCTAAAAAGATTACGGGGTATATCTGGCGGTGTAAATACGACCATAGCAATTTGGTGCTTTCAATCGGCTAACAAAAAACCCGCTTATAAGGCGGGCGTTTTGTTGGTGCTGTTATTGCTTACGCCACAGAGCCACCACCACTAAAATACCAGACTGGTGTTTGCCACGGTGGAGTTGTTGGTGAATACGGCGGACAAGAATGGTGGAGTTGTTGGTGAATACGGCGGACACGGTGGAGTTGTTGGTGAATACGGCGGATATGATGGTTGGTAATTAGGAATTACTTGGGGAACGTAGACAATTCTGTTTATCCTTTCCAATTCCATACGAAGTTTTGCTACCTCCTCTTTTAATTCTTTTAGTTCCTTTTCCATATTATTTCACACTCATACCTGCAACCGCACGGGCACCAATAGAGGCCGTGTTGCTTTGATATAAGTGGAACGCTGAGAATACGCCTAAGATAGCAATAACTAAGGCCGCCCAAGGTTGAGGAATCATCGGAGTAATACTCTGAATGAATCCTAAAACGACTGTTAGTACTCCACCCACCCACGCCCACTTTTCATTTTGAGTCAACATTTGAATTAGTTAGTTATTCTAATAATCTATATTCCTGCGATGATACAAATACCAGCAACAATCGCTAAAACTCCGGTAATAATAACAGGCCACGGTGCGAATACTAATCCCAAACCAACACTAACGAGAAGCGCACCCCAAAAAATTCGGCTATACATATTTATAATAAGTTACGAATAATACTCAGTATACTACTGCCAGCAGTTTTGGCTACTTTTCCAAGGAGATAATCCTTGCTCTTGAATGAGGTGAATACCAAATGCCACGTTGTCTTGCCAGTCGTCTATGTCTAGCCCCATCGCTTCTGCTTCGGGAATATGGGTACTGTTTATTTGGAAAATTGAACGGTCTGTGGTGGTGGCGTGGAAGCGACCTTTTCTATCCGTGTAGGCAGGATTGACGTTAATGGCGTCGGGGTCAAACCCGCTTTCGCACTGGATTACCTTGGGCAGTAATTTAAGCGTCGTGGTAGAGATTTGGGCTTTCTGGGCGGCTTCTATGACGTAGGAGAGTACGTCTGTCGTTGTAGAGGCAATCTGTGGGCTTGTGGTGGCTTGTAGAGGCGTGGAACTGGCCTGATATGAACCGCTAGTGGAACAAAAAAGTAATAGACACGAGAATAAGGGTATGATGATAGTTTATTAAAGGGGAGTGCGGTCGTATCCTGTCTTTGCCCTACACGACGAGGGTAGAGGCCAGACTTTTCTCGTTTCAGTAATACTCTTCAACCCCGTTCGGCTAGGTAATGCCTTATGAGGGCAACATTATTAGCAACGGGATAACTAATGCTATGGCACAGAACGCTTATGAGGCGTTTTCGGCCATACACCAATTATAGCACTATGAACCGAAAATACTATCGGTATCTCTGGATATACTTCCAGACACAATTATAAAAAAGCCGCCCACCGTGCAAATAGGTAAGCGGCTGGCCTAAGGTAATCAAAATAAAAAGGGTAGTCGTGTGGGGCGACTAC